CCATCTTTCAGCAAACAAACTCCACCATTATGTCCTCGAGCAATACCCGCAATCCACTGACTCATATTATAATTCCCCTAACAGGTTTTGTGTGTTAAATTTATACTCTGGCATACCATCAGATGCAGGAATCGTCCCACAACACCCTTTATTTTCTTCCGCTGGGGTAAACGAACCTGAGAAATCCTCAGGTTCCCCTAAGAAAGACTTGACTGAATCTACGACAGATTTTTCTTGTTCTTCTGTCATCATCATAACTTCGTCATTTGCTCTATCACGTTCATCGTCCATAGAAACCCTAATAGGACTATAAACACGTTTCCCCTCACCAATATCAATAATATCAAAGTCGTCCCATCCAGGATAACTGATATTTTCTGGGAATGTAGAACCAGTAACGACTGTTGCTGTTTTACATAATGCCTTCGCAATATGTTGTCCTACTGAATCGCAACCTAAGAAATGGTCAGCAGAATTAATAATGCTTGCCCATAACCTTATATCCTCTATTTGAGGAACTGCTATTGGGTTTTCTTTATCTTCCGAAAATGTAATTGGGTGTTCCGTCATCAAAATCACCAAATACTCCTTACGTAATGACTCTACAATATTGATAATATTTTGCAATTCAAAAGAACGACTGGAAGGATCCACTAAAAAATCACCCATTTTCATTATCGATCTTCCGAACGGTTGAACAACTACAACTTTATTTTTCCCGATGTTAGACTTCATTTCTTGAATGGTTTGATATCCTTGTATCATTTCGGATTTGTTTAATTTTATAACTGGGTCTGTTAATTCCCTAGAGGAATCTAGGGAATTAATTAAAATATCAAATGCTTGAGCTAGGTCACACTTTTGATTCATATATTCATTAACCCTATATGGTTCTGGGGTAATGATATCTTTATCTTTTAAATGATTCTCAAATAAACCCTTGTGCCAAGATTCGTAAACGTGTTTATGTAATGTAGGGTGTCCTCTAAAAAACTGCATACCCCCTTCCGAAACAATTACAAAATCATCATCTCCCGATTCTTTAGCATATTTTTCTAATGCTGGAATTGAACAAAGAACACGACCTGCGCCACCATTGATAAAAAACGCTTTTGAGCGATTGCTCATAATTTCACCTCACCTGTTAATAATATAATCATAATAGAGTTATTATACCCTACTTTTATGTAAAAGTCAACCTTTTTGTAAAATTATTTATAAACCAAAAAAAACCCTCAATTAAGAGGGTTTGTATAAGGAAGTTAAACTTTAACCTTCGTCAATACCAACAACTGCGGTCAATTGTAACATTGCTGTTGTTGCATACTCATTTCTATCTGCAATTTGTATAATTGTATCATCATACTCACAGTCATATCCCTTTCCGTCTGGTGCGTCTGGGAAGGCGATAAATTCATTAGGAACGTTTGCCCAATTAGCAGGCAAGTCGCGTAATTTTTGTCTATAATCCATCCACTGTTGTTTCACTGCTTCTGGCATATCTTCTGCAATCATATTATCACAAGCTTCTAAAACAGAATTTCTATTAGATCTAACTTGCTCGTCGGAAATCTCAACACATGCTTCTTTATAAATTAAAGACTTCCACTCACCACTTTCTTCATTAACTGCGTTAGTATTGAAATGTTCTTTAGAATACACTTCCATAATATCTGTTGGGTCTGTAACTAGAATATTATTCTCGTCCGCAGGTCCTACTTGAATTTCAAACCTTAAAGGGTCTGCAATTCCACCATAAATCATAGAACCAATGATAGCATTATTATCATCATTGCAATCTAAATCAACTTCAAACTTATCCAAAGGCAAAGGTTGTTCTGTCATGTCGTCCGCATCAAAAACAGCATCAACACCGCCCGTTTCTCTATCAATCCACACTTTAAGGAGCGATGGACCGTTGTACTCACATGTACTTGTTTTTCCTTCTGAATCATCGTCAGTATGACGAGTGTTAGGAATTTTATAAGTGAGTGTCTTTTGTATATTAGCCATTTCTTATTTCTCCGTAATTAATTAAAATGTGTACTGTACGTGCACAAGTCCAGCAGCACCCCAGTTACCCCAACAACAACCGTTGTCTGATACACCAGCATAACCACCACCACCAGGGAACATCGCAGTACCTGAATAGCAACCCGATGCGTCTGAACATAAACTTAATCCTGTTGCTGGACTTGCCGCACTAAATGGTCCTGTAGGAGTACCAGGAGAAGATGTTTGGTATGAGTTACAAGAGTAACCTTTATAAACACCACCAGAAGTACCAGTGAAACCGTAGTCTGCACCACACCAACCAGGAGAACACATATGAGTTTTCCAACCAGCATTATATCTACCCATGTTACATTGCATGATTCTAAAGCAGTTATAGCAAGAACACTGAACATCACAAAAATGATCTCCACCTTTTGCTCCAATAGCACAGAAGTTACTTAAACCTGGACCAGATACATATGAAGTACAACCAGGTCTACAAGCACATGCTTCGCAACATTGACAACAACCACATTGAGAAGTACCAGCTGCACATAAAGTGAATGAAGATAATGACCCAGCAGTAGATGAAAAATCACCAGCAGATTCTTGAATAGTTTTAATTGCAGTATTACCACCCGCACCACCGTTACCCCAGTCGTTGTCCGAAGTACCTCCTCCGGGACCACCACCAGAAACGATGGTAAATTTAATTGATTGCGTTCCTTCAGGAACTGTCCAATCACAACATTTTCCACCATTGGTTACAGACCAATGATTGCAGTTAGCAACGTAAAATTCATCTTGAGAACCACCACCACCACCTGCAGCTGCAAGTGCGTCGATACCAATTTGAGTAGTGTCTTCTAAACAAGTAACTTGTCCAGTCTGTACAGCTTCAATTTCAGATTGTACAGTACACACGTCACGTAAAGTTTCGAAAGTAGTATTGGCAAGGTATTCCAACGTGGCATCCACGTCCTTTGCCATTTGGTTCATTTTACCAAGTGTTAAAATATCCATTTTTTATATCCTATAATATGTGTTATTGTTTCTAGTTAAATTAAGAGTTTTCGTCGACACCTGAAATATTATAAAACTGACCAATCGCGTCATTATCCGCAGATGTCCTGTCAGTAACCATAATAATATCGTTTTCATCGTCGTCAAATTCTATATCACCCTTATCGTCGGGTGCTTCTGGGAATCTAATTAAATGGTTAGGAACGGCTGACCAGTCCGAAGGAATGTCTCTTAACTTTTGTCTATATGCGATCCATTCTGCCTTTAACGATTCAGGCATATCTTCAGACACTGTACCATCAGTACCTGTTAAAATGCCATCACGCACATCTCTGATGAAGGCGTCGTCTCTAGTTTTAGGCATAGTTTTAAATTTAATATCACTTTCTACGTCCGCAACTAATGCCATTTCATCAAAGACCATTCTAACGTCAGAAGGGTCTTTTACTACAACATTTCGATCCACAGAAGGACCTACTTGAATTTCATACATCTTAGGTTTTTCTAACCCACCAAGCAATAATGCAATTTTAATAGTATCTTCGTCACTGTCTTCAGCGTTAATTTCTAAAACTCTACAATTAAGGGGTACTGGGGCATCCGTATAGTCATCTTTATCAAATGTTTGATCGATACTGCCTGTTTCTTTATCAATCCAAACGACCATTGTCGATGGACCATTAAATTCTGCCGTTGAAGTTTTATTTTCGTTACTAGTAATACCAAACATCTCATCTGGTAAACTATAAGTAATTGTTTTTTGTATATGTGCCATTTTTATAATCTCCTAATATATTATTGGTAAGTGACTTTAACTAAACCACCAGCACCAAAACCACCCCAACAGTCACTTCCTGAACCAGATTGATGACCTTGACCACCACCTGCAGGGAAAGCACTATGTCCAGAACAACAAGACGAATTACCAACACACCAATGCTTACCAATACCACCAGTACCGGAACTGAATGGACCAACCGCACCACCTGAGGTAGAGAATGAATCTGAACAACAGTTATATTGTCTATGGTAAGAACCTGTAGTTCCTCTAAATTCAACATCACCACCATACGTTGCGTTATTACACTGATGTGTTACCCAACCAGCATTATAATTACCTCTATCACACTGAATATTACCAATATGACAAGAATAACAGTTTGAGTTTACGTCCCATGATGTCGACCCACCATGTCCACCCATAGAACAGAAGTTACTTAGTCCTGGACCAGTAGCGTAAGATTTACAACCGTGTCTGCAATTTCTATTACAGTTTAAACAACACGAACATTGTGAAGTACCGGCTGCACATAAAGTATAAGAAGACTCACTACCTGCAACAGAATTAAATTCTCCAGCATCAAGGCATAAAAGTTTTGAAGTATAATTACCACCAGCACCACCAAGTCCTGTATCGTAATCGTCTCCAGAACTTCCGCCTGGTCCACCACCCGATAAAATCTCAAATTTAATAACTTTGACTCCTGTAGGAACAGTCCAGTTTAAACAACAACCACCATTGGTTACAGACCAATGATTAGTATTATAAATCATGAAATCTCTTTGAGGTTCTCCTCCACCACCAGCGGCGATAAGGACATCAACTCCAGTCTGTACTTCATCTTGTAAACAAGTTACTTGCCCCGCCTGAGTAGTATTAATGTCTGCTTGCACATCACAAACGTCTTTTAACGTTTCAAAAGTAGTGTTGGCTAGATACTCCATTGTTTGGTCTAAATCCTTAGCCATTTGGTTCATTTTACCAAGTGTTAAAATATCCATAGTTGTATGTTCCTTCTAATATGTTTTAATTATTTATAATAAAT